GTCTGCATCTTCATAAACTTCGTCGTAGGTGTACATATCGAAGATGACTCCGTTTACGTTGATTTTTCCGTTATTGGTAACTCCGTCCGGAAGTTCTTTCTGATCGATCACTCCTGTATTAACATGGAGTTTATTGTAAAATTCTAAAAACTCCTTGTCTGTCATGAGATCCATTGATACATCTGATGCAAAATCCAGATCTACTGCTTTCACTCCGCGTCGTTTTAAGATTGCAGCCATTTTATAAAATTCCTGAATCTTTTCTGATGTTGTCATTTCTCCCCATTTTTTTACAAACTTATATTTATTCTTAAATTCCTCTTTACTGTAGAATCTGAGCAGCATCTGTTTGTAATTTGTTCCTTTTGCGGCATCTTCCGCTGTAGAATAATGTTTCATTACAATCTGACCGGTTGTGATGATCTCGGTACACATGAGCTCCTGCCGATTGTAGATTGCTCTTCGCATATCGTCCATATGTTCTGCTTCCAGTTCTTTTTCCCTGTCTTCCGGCTTGCGGTTGGATTCGATCGACTCTCCAAATGCTTTTTTCTGAAGCTCTTCTGGTGTAATTGGCATCTTAAGTGCAATATAAGGTGCTTTAACCTCATATGCGCTGTATCCTTCTGATTCCATCGGAATACCATTTACGACAGGAACTACAAATGGTGCTATTTTTCTTGTGCCTTTCTTCATTTCAATAAGTGCTTTTTCTGAATAAAATGTTCTGCCATCCGGGAAATAACGGTCTTTAAAAAATTTTGCAACCGGATACATCTTTTTTACCGTATTGATCAGTGTCTGTGTTTCAACTACCATCTTCTCTCTCCTTTACTTCAAATAAATTCCTTTTTCTCTTAACTTTTCGACATCTGCGCTTGTAAGTTCCGGCGTTGCTTTCACTTTTCCTGTGTGGAAAGTGCCGCTAATGTATACTGGTACGCTGATATCTGTATCATCTGCCGCGTATCCTGTTGTTTCCGCTACAATCACGCTTGGTTCTCCGCTTGCTGCATGTACTGCATAAGTTCCATCATTACAGTCAAGCACCTGTCCTCTTTCCAGACTTCCTGCTGTTTCTGATGTAATTGAAACCTGTACAATTTTTGCATCAAACTGGTGTGTTGCATCGTAAATAAGTGGATCATTTTTCATTTCGTATGCCTGTTTGTTTAAAATGCTCATTTTTACCGTCCTTTCCTCTGATTGACATATGCTGCCATTTCATCTTCGTCTGTTGTATTGTCAGTTTCTCCAGTGTCTGGTTTTCCGGTTCCTACATCTCTGACTCCTGAATCGTTCGCATCTGCCTCTGCTGCACTCATGTATGATTCAGCAATCTTGTTGCCCTCTGCCAGTGCTTTGTATGCAAGTGCCGGACCATCTAACTGATTTTCTCCATATTTTGCATCGTCCAGCATCTCTGCGCTGACTGTTTTAGCCAGTTTGTCCAGCGACTGGATCCGGTTTCTTTCTGCGTCTGCCCCTTCTTTTTCTCTTGTTGCGAGCATTGCATCCATTTCTGTCTGCGCTTCCGGGTTTTCTTTTAAAAACTCGTTTAATGTCATCTTCTCGTTTCCTCCTTTTGAATTTGTTGGTGTATCAGATACGGCATTTTCACCGGTATTCTGCGGTTGCACCGGTGCAACTCCCTTGTTGTCCGGTCTGCTGTTTTTTTCTTCTATCTGTTTTATTGCACTTGCCAGTTCCAAGAGCTTATCTTCTGGTATAATGGCTGGTGCTGTCGCTGCTGCGACAACTCCCATAATATTTATATCTGCTGTCTGCTCTGTTCTGTTTGGATCTCCGCATATGTATCCATCTGCAAAATGCTTTTCAATCGCGGTCTGTGGACTCATGTATGTGTCATTGTCCATTAATGTCTGTATTTCATCTCTGCTTAATCCGGTTTTTCTCACATATGCATTGATAAGTCCCTCGTTGAACTCTCTCAGTGCATCCGAAGACATCTGCATGTCTCTGTAATCTCCTGATGCGCTCGACTGTGTATTATGAATCATGAAAATAGCTGCATCTGACATTAAAGTTTTATCCGCCGCACATGCTGGCAATGTTGCTGCTGAAGCTGCCACGATAACATGTGCCGTTACATTTCCCTGATATTCCATGATTGCCTGGTACATTTCCATTCCGGCTGCGCATACTCCGCCGCTTGAATTAATCTCGATCACAATATCTTCATTGCCTGCAGCTTCTAAATCCTCTTTTAATTTTTTTGGCGATGCATATTCCATTCCCAGCCATCTGTATACCCAGTCTGAGCTACTTGTTATGATCGGACCTTTGATTTCTATTTTCTTCGGCATATTATTCCTCCTGTCTGTTTGCCTCTGCCAGGCTCTTATTTTCATTCATCAACGTTCTTACATTGTCGTCATAATCGCTTCCGTTAATTGCTGCACATTCGTCTTCATGCGTTGATAGTCCGTGTTCCATGCGTGTAACTGCTGCATTTACTTCCTGCACCGGATTTAAGCAACCCTGCGCCGGTCCTGTCCATGTTGCACTTGCGTATGCCTGCTTTATGAGTGGATCTGTGAAAAATCCCGGAATATTTATTCTTCCGCTTCCCACTGCCTCTGCAAGCCATAATTCATATACTGGCTTGCAAAAATCATCAATGAACCATTTTCTTCTTGTCGAAAAATGTCTCCATGTCTCATTTAAGGCACCTTTGCTCGCGGAAAAATTATTTGTAAATTTTTTCATGAGCACTTCTGGTGATATTTCCAGTGCTGCGCCTATCATTGTCGTAAAAGCTGTTACAAATCCGTCATAATTTCCTGATGGATGTTTGCTTTCTACCGCTTCTACTTTTTCTCCTTCTTTCAAAAAATTAATAATTCCGTTTCCAAGCCGGTACTCATTATCCTGCCTGCTTGTATCTGGATATGTATCATCATCCCAGTCGTCATCCTCGGAATCTACACCTGAAAAACCTTCAACCTCTTCTCCATCTTCTGTACTTACAAAAAGTGCAAAGATTGAATTGATGACTGCTGCCATGATTTCTGCTTCTGTGTATCTGGTCAACTGCTTGATCGATGTGATTACCGGTGCGAGAAATGGAACTCCTCTGTACTGTTCTGCACGTTCCGCGTTGAACACATGCAGTATGTTTGGATTTCCGGTATTTTTCCCTCTTTTTACAACCCTCTTCCATGTTGTCTGTGTTGTGCCGTTTTCTCCCGGAAAGTTTGAGCTTATGTGATATGCTACTACCTTTCCATCTTTATCTATTTCTACACCGTTCATAATCCTGTTTCCTAACTTTGTTGTCTGATCGTATCCGTCATATGTACCATCGAGACTTCCCGGCGTTGAAATTCTGTCTGCCGTTACCAGTTTCAATCTCAACCGATACGGCATGTAACTTGTTTTTTCTCCGTAAGCCATTAATACAAATTCTTCGCCGTTCATGAGCCAGTCGTTAAATACAATCTGCTGTAACTCGTAAAAATTGTTTAGATCGCATATGTCGCACAATGTGCTCTCTGCCCATATTGCAAACTCTTTTTTGATTAATCGCTGTATGTCTGCTGCTTCCTCTTTGCTAATACCCAGGAATTCATAATCAATCTTTGGTTTCGGTTTTAACCCAATCCCTACACAGCTTGTTCTAGTGGCTTTGATTGCTGCCGTGCCTATCGGAGCATTCATATACAGATCTCTGGTTCTCTGTCGTAATTCTTTTCGGTTCATTTCAATGTCGCTGCTTGGCGACAGGCTCTCGTCATCGTACCCTTTCGCCCATGATTCCGATCGTGATGCTCCTCCGTGTGAGTATCCTGTATTTGTAAATTTTTCCGCTGCACTAATTCTTGCGTTTAATATCATCGTGTTTGCTTTTGTTTTTGCAATCTGATTCTCTATCTGTGCCTGTTCAAGAGCTCTTTTTTGTTCTTTTGTCTTTTTTCGTTCTGCAAAAAATCCCATATGTTATCACCCCAGCGGTATTGCTCTTGCCATCCTGCGTTTTGTTGTTCCTCTTGTTTCATAAGCATTGATTGCACGTTCATACGCATTTATTTCTTCTGATATTTCCTTTAGGCTGGCTCTTGTCATCTTGTTGTCTCCAATTTCGTATGCTTGACCACCAAGCAATATCTTTTTTCTCGCCTTTTTCAAGTCTTCCAGCGTCTCTTTTGCATCTAATAGCTGGTTTTTATTTCTGATTGTTACTGTCATATCATCCCTCAATTCCGTTAATGCTTCGTCTTACTGTGCGTTTTGGTGGGCGCTTGCGCATATAATTGACCCCGTGCTTTATTTTTTCTTCTAATTTGTCCCACTCCGGTCTTATCAACTCCACTGTTGCGTAATTATAGTTAAACAGATCAAAAGGTTCGTTTCGTTCTCTGGTCTTTTTCCATACTTTTTTATAAACACCATTCACTTTTTTTAGAACCTGCTTTTCAGATGTCAAACCTTCGAAATACTCATCATCGTATCCTCTTGCATCTCCTGCCGGAAAGTGGCAGTACCCGGCTCCCGGTTCTACAATTCCTAATCGGTTTGTGATGTCTTCTTTTCCTGAATCAACACCGATAATATGTATAAGCGTTCTGCCAACTATGACTTCTTTTCCGTTTTTTTCATCTTTGATCTGTACGACTGTTCTTTTATAAAGCAGTGGAATATTTGGTTTTCCTGCATATCCTTTGATTCCGTAACATTTTTTTCCTTTTTCTTTCATTTCTTTGACCCATGAGTACACCTGATTGGTGTATGAGCCTCCTGTGTCAATAGAAAAACCTGCAATATTGAGTGCATTTCCGTCCTCAAAGTAAAGCGTCTGCTCCAGATATGCCTCTAAATCTTTCCACGGCTCTTTTGTGATCAAATCTCCATAAATTTCTGTTTTGTAAATTCCCCATGTCTCATAATCTCTTGCCCATCCTCTTATTTCTACCTCGAATCTGTCTTTCTGTACGTCTATCGCCGCTGTCAAAAGCAGTACTCCTTCCGGTATATCTGCCGGATATACTTCTGCTCTCGATTTCAGTGTCTTGTTATCCACAGTTTCTTCCGCATATGCTGTTTCTTCCCACACTTCTCCTAAAACTGTGTTGGTAAAAACTTTCAAATCTTCATAGTCATGATATTTTTTTCTTTTTTCATCTGCGTCTTTAAAGTTTTGTATGATTTCTTCCCAGTCCGCGAATGGACTGCAAAGCTCGTTTAACTTGAATGACTTTACTTTTTTTCTTTCTGGATGTGTTTCAATCCATTTATGTTTGCTATCTTTCCATGCTCTTTCCGGCACTAGCACTCCGCAACCTTTGCATGCCATCGACACGCTTTCAAAATCAACCCTTTTAAAATCGTAAGGTTGCCATTCTCCGCATTCCGGGCACTGCACACACCATTGCGCCATGCTTCCTTTTTTGTATGCGTCTTCAATTTTGCTTCGTCCGGCAATCGTTGGTGTTGATGTTTTAATATGTTTTTTATTCCAATAACTTGTAGCTCTTTTTTCCGCGAGCTTAATCGGGTTTCCTTCGCTTCCTGCTGATTCCGGGAATCGGTCTACTTCGTCCATCCATATCACCCTTCGTGGATCGGATGCTAACGAACTTGGAGAATTCGCGCCTGCAAGTGCAATATTTCCTCCTGGATAGCTTTTTAATCTAATTGTATTGTTTGAATTTCTAGCTTTTGGTTCTGATACTTTACTGGCTAGTTGTGGTATATCCGAAATCATTTGTGCTAATCGCGTTTTTGAAAATCTCTCGGCATCATCAATTGTTGGCATGACCATCATCTGGTTTGATGGTTCGTAATCGATATAATATCCGATCCCGCACATGATAATGGTTGTCTTTCCTACCTGTGAGGAGCTCTGCACAGAAACGTCTATCACTTCTGGATCAGTGATTGCATCCATGATCTGTTTCTGATATGGAATTGTGTTGGAAGAGTAATGTCCGGCTTCATTTGATCCTGCTGGAAGTATCATGTATTTGTCAGCCCACTGACTGATTGTCATGTTTTCCTTTGGTCTTAATGTTCCGGCGAGCCTGCACATCAACTGTAATGTGTGCCAGCTTACTTCTTTACTCATTTCCTTCGTCAACTCCTAACGTATTGAGACCGTCCCCGGAAATGTCAATGTGTTCGTCCGAATAAAAATCTGCTGCATTGTAGTTTGATAATTCCACAAGCGCGTTGTCTATTTCTTCCTTCAAGATTCTTTGTATTTCCGCTCTCTGTTTTCCTTCCAGCTTTTTTGCAAGCTTAGACGGCAGTGCGGTCATCTTTGACCGGAACTTCGTAAACATATCTGTCATTACAGCTTCTACGTCTTCCGCTTTGTGTACCTGTCCTTTTATCAGCTGTAATTTAATTTCCGTGATCTGCCTCTTTATTTTTTCGTGCCGTGCTTTCTCCTCTTCCCAATCTAATATTTCCTCTCCATCTACCGACTTTTGAGGTGCCTTTCCGGCATTTGCAATTTTCAGTGCGGTGATATACCCTTTTGCCGAATTCCAGAACAAATACTTGCCGTGTGAATCACGTGCCACAATGCCCTTGTCTGCCAGGTCTCTAATCGTCCTGTCCTTCACGCCAAATAAGGCTTCCAGCGTTTTTGATGGTACTGTAATTTGTTCAAATTCTTCCGCGTTTTTGACTGCCATTTTCCCTCCGAATTCGGCAATGCCTATAAAAAATACTTATTAGCTAGCCGGACGTTGGGCTCGCCGACCCGCAATGCATTTTGAAAATTCCCGGAAGAACCTACCCGGCGTGCCTCCTCATACCGAGTATTTTCGGCATTTGAGGCACAAGAAAGGACGTCAGATCAAATTGATCTGACGCCCTTTATCTGCCTGTCAATGTTCTATGGGGATTCGTTTGACATTATCATTATAACTCATTCCGACCGAACAAACCGAACACTTTTATTTTTCTGTATAGAAAAAGACGGCTATATTTCAAGCCGTCTTTCCTTAGATGGTATTTAATTGTCCTCAATTCCTTTCTGAGTATCATCGATCAATTGATCAACCATCTTTTCCGCTTTTTCATAATCCTTAGATTTTAAAACTTCCCTTAAATCCTTCAGATCCTGCAAAAGTCTTCTTAAGTAGCTTTTAAATACGCTCATATCTTCGCTCATTTTTCTCCTTTCTGGCGTTCGCCTATTGCCTTTCGGCAATATTATAATAAACCTTTTTTCGTTTATCGTCAATAATTTTTTAAATCTTTTTTGGTTTATTTATTTTCTACGTACTTTATAATATTTCCCGGCTGCATATCCAGTAACTCACACAGCTTTTCAATGGTTTTTATTCCTACCATCTCGTTTTTACGTATTTTCTGCATTGCTGACTGACTAATTAGGTTTTCTTTTAATATACGCGTAGAATTGTATCCACTCTCTTTTAATGTATCAAGGACATCTATTTTATATATGAGCATGCGCTTGTATCCCTCCTATTCTTTTATTTCTATTATATAATTTGTTGCTTGCTAAGTCAATTTTAAAATAATCTAAAAAAAGTTTAATTTTACTATTGACTTTAAACTGTTTTTGGTTTATTGTAGTCTCAACAAGAAAACAGCAGCAACGAAAACGGAGGTAGCCAGATGAAGATTAGAAAAACTTTAAAGAACAGCAATACAGGCAAGAACGCCACAGTTTATGAGCACAGCAATAAGATTATCGTTGTCATATCTCCTCAAGGTGTGATCATAGATAATACGGCGCTTGAAAGAAAAGAGTTTAATTCTCTTGCAGAATATGAAGCCTTTGAAAAAGCTTTTGCGCCAACAAAAATCTCTGTAGCTGGACCATTCAAAAAAGTCTGCTAATTTTTAGCAGATTAGGCAAGCGGTGGCGTTTGCCGGGGTTCAATTCCCCGGCTTTTCCTTACCCGGAAACGGGAAAATTTGAAAATATGGAGGAATGAAGTATGCAAGAATTTAAGGTACATTATAGTTATTTAAGCGGACATGGATTTTTTACAATGACTGTAATGGCAGAAAGTCAAAACGATGCAAAAAGAATTGCTTTAGAAATCCTAGATACAAGAATTTTCAGATTGATTTAGCCGCCGCAGAGGATGCACGCCGGATCACTACTGGCGGCGGTTTTTGTGTTGAAAAAAAAGATAAATAATCGTTAAAATAATAATATAATAAGTGTGACCATATCCCGGCAGATCATGCCGCCGGCTATGTCGTTTGAATACTGGAGGGTAAAAATGAACAGGCTAAAAGGTGTAGAATTGTCAGTTGAAGAATTGAAAACGCTTAATGATGCACACATTATCATTTCAGAAATGCAGGACGCAACCAACTCTGAGAGTCTGGCACGTTTGAAGGACGATTTAGGAAATCTTCTAACCCTTATCGTTGAAGATGGTGTATATACCGCTCTCGATGAAAATTAAATCCTATGCAGTCATGCATTTACAACGGTGACATTTATTATGCTTTTACTGATGATTAAATGTTTTATAGCGTGGGCAATCACCCGCGCTATTTTTATGTCTGTTTCAAGAACCGCTTTATCTCCATGCGCACGGCATCCTCGCTGTTTCCTGGTCCGAGTTTTTTTGCTGTCTCTCTCCATGTCATACCGTCTATGTATCGATAACGCATGATGTTTCTTTTCCGGCTGTCCTCAATACTATCAATGTACTGCTCTACGCTGTCTGTTAATGTTTCGAGTTTTTTTTCTATTTCCCACAGCCTCATGTTCTTTTGAAGTAGCAATGTTTTTTTCTTGCTGTATTCCTTATCTGGGAAGCCTTCAACTTTTATCTTCTCTCTTCCGCCTGAACCTCCTTTCACAATGTCGCCGACGATGTGCATGTTTTCTATCCTGCTGAGCTGTCTCTCCGTCTCCTGAATGCGCTTTTTTACGTCCTCTCTCTCATGCCGTGCTGCCTCGTACTGCGTTAATATGTTTTTTGTCATGCAAGCCTCTTTCTGTTGCACCGGTGCAACTGTTATTCTAGGTACTGTTTTAATGTTTTTAAATTCTGCATGTGTTTTTCCAGAGATTTTTCCAGTTCTTTCATTGTTGTTTTTACTGCTTTTATCTGATCCTCTATGTTGTCTATGTTTTTCTGTACAACGATCATCTCTTTCCTTACTGCGGTTTTTACAATGTCCGGTACTGCTGCATGTACGTTTTCTGCTGGTTCGTTGCCGTTTTCCTTTATGTCTTTTCCGATCATGTCCGCTGTGTCTGCTGCAACTGCTGCCCCTATGCTCTCGGCAGTGTTTTCCTTTGTTGATGTTTTCTCTGTCGTACCGAGTGTTTCCGGCGTTTCTGCCGCTTTCTTCCTTCCTCTTTTTGTTGTTTTTTATTTTAAATCCCTGCTCCTTTAATGTTCTTATGATCTCTTCCCTGCTGCATGCGTTTAATTCTGCGAGGATGTTTATCTGTGCGCTCTGGTTTACCGCTCTCCTGTAGCTTCCTGCTATCTCTTCCGGTGTTATCATGTTTTCTACCTCATACTTTCAATGTGCTTATTAATCTCATCTGCTGTTTCTGATGGCCCATAGCTTAATAATTCCGTTGCTACTCTTGCCATAAGACTCTTTGTTTTATTTCTTCTGATCCTCGCGTAGAACTTCTCAAGCCGCTTTGTATCCTGATATAATGAGATTTTTTTATAATCTTCTCCCCAGACTTTTTTGTGTCTTTCCACGATCAGTTTTCTGTATACTTCCGGTATGTCTGCACGTTTTAATATCATGTCTAATGTGTTCAGATCCATATCTGGATCTTTCTCGCTGTTTACGAAACCCGGTGCTAAAATGACTGCTGCAATGTTCTGCATATATTCCTCTGTCTTCTCTCTTTCTTCTGTCACACCCTGTATCGTTTCTTCCAACTCTTTCAGGATCTCGCTGTGTGTATATTCTACTTTGCAGTTTAAGATATCTTTCATGATCTCCTTATGTGTGCATATTGCATCTTTGGTGTAATACATCACTCTGTCTCTATCTGCGCTCCTGTCGATGAATGCCGGGTAAATAAATGCTACGTTTGGATTTCCTACGATCCAGTCTCTGTTGATCGGTGTGATCGCATTTTCCTCCTCGTTGTATTCCAGCCCCGGCTTTTCAAGCGATACCGGGCAGATGATGCACTGTATGTATTCGTAAACTTCCTCTGATTCGTCTAATTTTCCGTTATCGCTCGTATATTTTAATATGTCGTATGCATCGTGCAACAAGAGGATCAGGTAGTTACCCATGTAATCGTAGTTGCAAATGATTTTATCTATCATTTCATCCACTGCTGCTTCATCTTTCAATTTTCCATTTGTGAGCCGCTGTAAAAATCCCTGCGTCTGTTTTAAATCCGCCGGATCAAATTCTAATGTCAGCATTTTCTCATCGATCTTTGTTGAGTAGATTTTCTTGATAATGTTTAAATATTTGAACATTTCTGTATCTTCCATGTTCAAAAATGTCTCGTTGAATCTTGTTATGATGTTTTTTTCTGCATCCACGTATGCACCGGCGATACGTGTGATCGTGCATGTTTCAGGTTTTAAGCGTCTGCTCAGTTCCCTGATGTCTTTTGCTGTTGTTTTCATTGTTGTTCTCCTCTCTTTTTTCTTTATCTTTTTAATAACAGTCTGTCGTCAAACCATTTTATTGAGCCAACGCCATACTTGATTTCCGGCTGTCGGATTATGCTTTTCCCTATATGTTTTACTTCACCGTTTTTTATTGCAGTGAAAAAATGCAATGTTGTTTTATCCATGTTTTCAATACCTCCGCTAAAGTTCAGTTTAGCTTATTTATAATCTTCAAATTTTTTCACAGCGGCAAAGGCAAACCTTGAATTTACCCACCGTTGCATACGCTTTAAATCATCTTTTGGTTGTAGCTTGTATTTATCATAAATCATCACGTATGGGCTGTATCCAAGATCCCGGAGCGTATATATTCGCTCCAAATCCTGCTCTATAGTGGAATTAAATCCACACAGAACGTATACTGTCATTTTCCTATGATCCCATCCGGTAAGTTGTTTAAACATTTCAAATTGCGGAACAATCTTATCTTTATCTTCATACCGGTCCCATGCGAAATGTATCTGTTTAATCTTCATCTGCCGAATGTATTGTACTTTTTCCTCTGTCATGATACGAATATCACATCCTTGCGAAAAATCCACCCACGCCCCGCTGTCAATGAGCTGTTGGCTCAGTTCTTTCCAGTTCTTACAGGCAAACATATTCGGATCAAGCAGTACTATGTTTTTCTGCCCGTTCCAAAATTCGGACAAATCCGCAACTTTTACGGAACATTTCCCCTCTTTTTTTGCAACGATACAGAAATCACATCCGCGCGGGCATCCTCTCGTCAGAAACCCATATGCTGTATCTTTACACAAATCCGGGTAAAGGCTATAGTCCGGGTAAATATGCTCAATCTCTGTCGGCAATGGATCTCCGCCAGAAGGATAATTATAGCCGGTTCCGCCTTTTATTATTTCGCCGGCGCATACCGGATGTGGATAATCTGATGTAAAGGTAAATACTTTGCTCATATATACCTTGTCCGGCGGATTTATCCACGCAGTCAACGGATCATACCATTCTACCGTATCGCCCTGCTGTTTATGCCACGCTGACAGCTTCATGAGTGGTAAGCTTGGAAAGCGGTGATTATCAACATCTATCAGTCCTATTCTCATTACTACCTCGCTTAAATTCTAAGTTAACTGTCCAAAGATTTTCTGATTTCTTCGGATAATTGTGTTTCTCTACCATACAGGTTTTCAATTTCCTCTGCTGCTTTTTCTAATAAATCTTTTATTTTTTTCGGCGTACCAATCGCCCGGTACTGCTGCACCTCTTCAATCGCATTGATTGCCATCTCTTTTGCTTTTACTGGTAAAGCCCCATGTGCTTCAATCATATTTAAAATACTAATTGCGTCCTTCTCGTCCATTTGATACTCCTTTCCAGATTGCATGCTGTCGGCACCATTCTTTATCGCCCTGCGTGCACGGTACGTCCATTCGTGCCTCATATCTGCAAAATTCACACGGCAAATGTTCCTCAGTGAGTAATCTCTTGATATCTGCTTTTGCTGCTGCAAGCTCTCTTTTATATTTTTTTGTGTTTTTACGCATGATTTGTGCCTCCCATCTTCGCTACATATTGTCCGTATGTCATTCCGGCTTCTCTGGCTTTTACCGCTATATCAACGACTGCTGCATTCGGCTTTTCCATGTGTACACCATGTTTCCGCTTTATATCCTTTTTCTTCCAGAAACTCTTTTTGCACTTATCACTGCAATACAGACGTTTTGATTTCGTAGCATCAAATTCTTTCCCGCAATATTTACATTTCTTTTGCATCAAAATCCCTCATTTCTGTAAGACTTTCCGCATGGACGTCTTTTTACTGATGACCTCCAATGTGTCCTTACTCTCGTATATAACCATCCAGTTTTCCGGTCTTAGTTTGTGTGCAGAAATGATCACTTTCTGTGCTCTTGTCGGTTTACTTGGCTGTTTCATAATTCTCCTTTCTTCCGGAAGCCCCAGCTACGCTTCCGGAAATCCTCTGTTGACAGTTACGTGATATATTATTCAAAAGTTGGAAAATCCCATTTTTTATAGACAAGCCCATCTTCTGACCAGTCCGGATACTGCTGCATAAGGTGCTCTTTCATGATCTCTAACATTTCCGGCCGGAGTCCTAAGTTGCCGTTATCCAGCAATCCATGGTGATAACGACAGCCAAGCACACCGTTTTCTTCGATACCAAGTCCGCCCTGGCTTTTATTTATGTAATGCATGATGTCCGGTATCCCTAAAAGCATTTCTGATCTGCACTTGTCCATGTGGTACTGCATTTTACAGAACAGGCACTCATTACCATCCCTTTCTGCGATCAGTTCACAGGTTTCTTTGGGAAAATTGTAGTTGACCTTATTTTTCTTGCTTTTTTTCATCTCTTCACCGCCTGCTGCATGCGCTCAATCTCTTTCTGGTATTTTCTCTTTAACCATGGCTTTGGCATCCGCATCCATACGGACCAGATGAAAAGCCTGATCCTAAACATCATCCTCATCGGCATCTCCTTTGACCAGCTCCTGTAATGTATCTTTTAAATATTCAACACGATCTAATATGGTTGCCAGCATTCCCTGTGGTATCGTATATTCCCAGTCATTTAGAGTTAGGCGGATAGCTTCAACCGTTCTCTTGGCATCCTCAATGATCTGCTTTTCTGTTTTCTTTTCCGGTAAATATTCCGTGTGGTTCATGATGTCGTCCTGTCCCGGTATCTGCTCCTCTGGTACGTTTTCTCCCTGTTCTGATACGCTTTCTTCCGGTTTTGAAACGTTTTCCGGTAAATTTACAACATTTTTGTTAGTTTCGCTGTCATTTATAACGGATTCTGTTACATTTTCCTCTGTATTCTTCGGATCCGGCTTTGGAATCTCCGGATCAACATCATGAAGTGGCTGCTCTTTCGGTGGTTCTGCTGCCTGCTGCACATCATCCTTCTTTTTGATCGTTGAGATAACTTTGCTCTCTTTTCTTGGTGCAGATTTCGGTTGTACCGGTGCAACTTGCTTTTCTTCCGGTAATTTTTCACCATATTCCTTTTCCCAGGATTCTCTCCATGTTCCTGCTGCATGGCTGATCTTCCCAAATGCTTTTTCAATATCCTCTTTGCTATATACCTCGTTCCGGCTCGCATCACGCAGGTTCAAAAGCTTCACTTCATCACTGTTTTCTGTGATTGCAAGCATGTGTGCACCTGCTCCCGGAATACGGACCGTGTAGACTGCTTTTTCATTCGGTATGAGGTTCTCAATGAAATGTTTTCCTGTCTCCCCATTCTCGAGACTAGAAGTCCACAGCTTTTCATAGATTTCTGGTGCATCCTTTCCAAGCTGATACACAGCTTTTTCAAGGTTTGTGTCAAGTGCCTGCTGCACACTGTCCTTTTCTTCCAGCATGACCTCAATATCTGTGGTCTTTTTTTCCTCGTCCACATCTTCTTTAAGCTGCTGGATCTCTGACTTGCTCAGATCCGGTGTCAGTACCTCATTTACTTCATCCGGCAGCGACAGCATGATCGATAATTTGGCATATCCAAATCCCTGATATTCTGCTTTGAGTTCCGGTGCGTATCCGCCCTCGGAAAACTTGTCATTGATGTTCATGAATCTGGATACCTGCGTCTTATCGATCCCGTATTCTGCCTTTGCAAATTCTACGACATTCTGATAGCCGGATTCCGCTAAAATTCTGGTATCGCGCGCCACTTTTAACAGATATCCGATACGGACAAATCCCTCCGCGGTCTTTTTTAACTCTGTGTCAAGCTCCTGCTTGTATTCTGCATAATTTCTGTATTCGATCACTTCGTTCATCACATTGCCTCCATAAAATCATTTTCCAGTGCATCCACCAGCAAGGTTCCCTGTAATCTTCCATGCCAGATCAGCTTCTTTTCTTCTCTTAACTGCTTATATCCATCTTTTCTTGCCTTGTCGCTCTTTTCTGCCAGTTTTTTATCTTCTGCCGATAGATTTTTCTTTACCCACTGCTGCCACTTTCTCAAAAACGGAAGTGCATCATCAAGATCTTTATATGCCTCATTCAGCACTGACTTTTTCTGTCTTATATTTCCTCCCGGCTCAATCTCCAGCGTGTACCACGGTACATCCGGTCTTGCTGCCCTTCTCAAAAACAGCAGGTATGTTTCCCTGATATCCATTCTCTGAAAATAAATATCACATGTGTGAATACAGTGCTTTAATACAATTCCTTCCTCGTAAATGTCCTTGATACTTTTGGGCGCAACGATACAATACCTGCCTTCACTGTATTCATACTTTATAAGTTCTCCGGATTCTACCAGGCTCTTGGCATTTTTGAATTTCTTTTCCTTTTCCCGGATCTCTTTTGCTGAATCCTTAAGTGATATCCTCGCCACCAGTTCATTGTGTGCCACTGTGAGGTCTTTCGGTTTTAAAAGCAGTTCTACCGTGCAGTCCATTTTCATTTTCTGCATCATGTCCACATAATCGCACCAGTCACTCCACAGATAACGCATATTCTCTTTTCTTTCAAGTGATCTTCTGTACTCCTGCTGTTTTCTCAGATAGTTGCAGACTTTGTGTATTGACAGATATTGAAAAGGATTTTTGCGTTTTGTGTCTTCCGGGTAGATGTCTGCCTCGCATAAGGTCCTGATGTCCTCATCCTGGTATATGGTGTTATTTCTCTTTTCTTCCTGCAGCCACTTTAAAATCTTTCCGTCCCCATTTATATCCTTTAGTCTTTTTAACCTCCCCTTATCAATGCAGAGCATCTTTCCAAGTTCATGTGCATTTTCATTTTTCTGTGTTTCTTTGTACGCCCAGTCGCTCAATATATATTTTCCAAGCTCTGTAAGTCCTGCTTTCATGCACATTTCTATCAGCGGTCTCTTTTTCTCCATCACCAGATAACGCCCTACATCCTCTGAACATCCACTTTTTACTGCAATCGGATATGATGACTTTGAAGCTTTGAAAACACTCAAAATATTTCTTGTATATATTCTCGTATCATCTGTTGGTATAAAATTTATATTTATCGCATACCAGCATGTTCTCCGTCTCTTATACTCTCCGTATTCATAGGTTTTGATTTCGTTTTCCCGTACAATCTGTCTGTGTGTCTCTATTTCCCAGAATTTACACTCATTTACATTTTTAGTACTTCTTACATCCGTTCGCCCTGCTACAAACCTGCGCTGGATAAGTCCATCTTTATACCGCTGGATACAGGTAAACGCTTTGCCTATCGTTCTTATGTCGTTTCTTTTTTTTGCACGTGAGATATAAGTTACAAGCTTATGACATACCGGGCATTTTCCCCGCATATGGTGTTTGGGAATTATTTTAAGTGGCACTGTCTTCAGGCAAGATGTGCAGTACCCGGTCTTCGCACCGGCACCTTTATAGTAAATAAAATTGCTTCCGTCAAATCCGTTGTGCTGATACCAGTCTCTAAAACCTTTTGGTGGCTCTCCTATCGGTTTCATTACTTCATCCCACTTATCTATCTGCTCATTTATCCTCTTATCTTCCCGTCTTCTTTTACAACTCTGCTGCCATTCCATAATCCCGGCGCTTCCTGCATGCTTGGTTTTAAGCAGTTTTTTTATCGTATATATGCCTCCAGCATTAAAATACATGTATGTATCGTATTTTCTGTTATACCAGTAACCTTCTTCCAGATTATCGATCATTGCTTTACGCCACTTATACGTTCCGTCTTCCTGTCTCTCTCTTGTGGTATAGCTTTCTCCCTCATAATTGATGAAAATATCCCATTTTGGTTTCAAGATATCCTTCTCGATATCCTCTCTCGTGCAGATTGAGACTTTTAATATTCCATCTAACTGCTGACATCTTGCAGCTACCCAATACTTGTATTCATGTACTTTTTTAGACCAATCTTTCTTTTCGCCCGGCATTTTCAATGCGTCTATCATGCTCTTTGTCGCGTTCAGTGTCCGGAGCTTTTCCAGTTCTTTTTTATTCATTCTGCCACCTTCCCATCTACGCCATAAAATACATTTTCTTCAATTCCGTCCGTTCCCACTTCAAATACTCCGGCGTCTGTTATCTCTCCATTGCTGTCTTCTTTGGCAATGTAAAGCATATCGCCCTTCTTTCCCTTTGCCTTTGGGTGTTTTCCTCTTACGAGCACATGACCTGTCCCTGCCGCATTTCCTTTGTCTTTTCTAACAACTGAATCATCTTCTGCTTTTGGATGCTGCGACATCCAGATAAGTCCTCTCGTGTACATCTCTGCTTTTGATATCTCTCTCAACAGAGTGATCTCCGGTGCTGATATCCTGCTGTTGACACCATCCTCGTCAATGTTTCCTCCAAGTTCTACCAGAAAATAACGGTCATCCGGCTTATCATAATAACTCAATACTCCCAGTGGGTTATCTGTTGCATGGAATCCGTCCCGTCCGCAGTGTGCACTTTCTTCTGTATACTTCACTCCCTGCTTATACTGGAATGTTCCTTTTCCCATTGTGCAGGTGAGATCACTATGAAATCCTTTATAAGCAAGCATCTTTTTATTCTCCTAAGTAATATTTTCTGGCTATATCTCTTACCTGTGCCCTGTTTGGTATGCCAAGGTAAAGCGGACCTCTGAAATTTTCCAGCTTTCCATTATGATTTACTTTTGTAATCTTAATGATTTCATCATTTACCTGTACCTTGTTCTCAAAAGCAAACTGTATCAGCTTCGCCATGAATTCTTTTAAACTTTTATCCTTTTTTCTGACTGCTGCACATAAAGCTTCATTTTCTACACATTCTTCTGCCACAGTATCTTTCCAGTCTTCCATGATGCCTGCAATCTTCAATTCTTCACTTTCCACCTTTAATTTCCCGATTGCTGCCATCTGCTTGCTCGCCAATTCTTCCACGTCTCCTGCTGCATAATCCTCTGCGTCTGCTGCATCCAGTCCATTCTCCTCTGCCAACACCTTAAGGCTTTCAAGGTCTCCCTCTTCCTTTAATCCCTCTGCTGTCATGTTCAATTCTTCCACGGAGTCAAATTCTCCAAATCTTTCAAATAATGCCATAATTTATCTCTCCTTCATTTTGATTTCTTCCCGTAAACTCTCGGTATAAGCGTTTGTCTCGTTCAACAAAATTCTGACCAGATTTCCCTGCATGAGCCTGTCCAGTTCCTGCCATTTGTCACGGTTTTTTATCTCGTGACCGTCAGACCTCGTCCAGTCGTTCTGTTTCCAGCGTTTTACATACTCTGCATCCTCATATCCGCTGTACAGGTACTTGGATTCCGTGTAGACGGTCAGTATACATTTTTCTCTCATGCGATGCAGTGCCATGATAAGAGATTCTAAGGTCGATCGGTTCTCATTCATCTGTTGCACCGGTACAACTTTCCTTATCACCGCCGGGTACTTGCAGTTTTCCTTATAGTATTCAAGCGCATATCCTATATGTCCGTCCTGCTGCCATCTGCCCCTGATCCCGGTCACTATGTAAATGCTCACTTCCTTCATCCGCTGTCACCTCTTTTCAATGGTTTTATCCTTACCTCCGTGTAACGCAGATAAGATAAGCCCGTGTATTTATTCACACCACACACCACGCTTTCCGGATCAATGTAATATCCCGGTGTCGGCTCTGGTCCATTTTTTATGATTTTTCTGACCGTCCATCTGTAATACTTTTGTCTCTCCGGTTCTTTTGTGACCAGATTTTTTGAACATGAATATGTGGAACATTCTTTTTTCTCTTCTGGTGTGAATAGTGATAACTGCTCGTATCCATCCTCGTTTTCGTCCGGCAGTGGTTTTGTAATATAATTTGCCAGACGTCGGAAATCTCCATCCTCATACAGCGGTGTGAAATTCACATACCCGTGTTTCTTCCAGTACCTCTGGATCAGTTCATCTGTTGTCGGCTCTCCACGTATCTTATTCACTACAATGTGTATATGTATTCCGCCTTTTTTTCCTATCTCGATACGCATGATCCATAAAAGCTGTTTCCCCCTCTTTTTGTACGCCCTTCTCATGTTCTGCCAGAAATTAGTCATTATCTTTTTTATCTTCTGCAATGACATTCTTGTGCCCTCTGGGAAAGTCAGTGTTGTCCAGAGATCTCCTTCGTAGAAATTCCATCTGATCTTTCTCCACACTTCTCTCTCTTTCTTCCACTGGTTCTGCTTTTTTATCTGCTCCGGGGTGGCTTTCTTCTTTTTCTGCCTCTTCTCTCCCTTTGCTCCGTATTTTCCCTCCCATTTATACTCAATGTCATTGCTGTTTAAAAACTCATATGTGTCCTTCCAATACATGTCTACCTCTAAATATTTCTAAGTTTAATATACTTATATTGTTAAATAGACCGGGTGAAAATCCCCGTTTTCCTTGCATTTTCAGGCTTTTTGTGGTAATATAAATATAGAGTTATACGTTCCCAACGTTTTTACTCACAGTGTTAAGAAAGTGCTAGTTTCTTAACCCCTTTTTTTATTTACCAATGCCATGACATCCTCATATGTCATGCGCTGCATATCAAAGCCTCTCTTAATGCTCTCAAATCCTGCCTTAATACATTTCTCTTCATCGAACAATCCTTCTACTGGTTCATCTCCTTGTCTGTCCCCAAAAAGTTCCATTTTAAGATCCTCCGGGGCTTCTATAAACAACGCTACCATCCCGGCGATTTCCCGGACCATCTTTGCTTCTATGTATTCCTTCCGGTTAAAATGATGTCTGAATACGTCAGCCTGGAGCCTGAGCTTTTTAACTAGGTCTGTATCCTTTATCATCTGTTCTCTTTCCTCCAAATGCCTCTCTGACTTTTTCTTCTGAAAACATTTCAAACAACCTGTCCTCTGCTTCTTTATCCAATTCGATGAAAGTTGATACAAAGACTGTGTTGATAAAACACCACTTCGCCCTGCTGTAATCCCCTGCATCCATGCATTGTTCAAATTTTTCCGGCTGTCTATACAGTTTGTCCACTGTTTCATTTACTGTCAGCATGGAACACCTCCGTTCTCATAATTATTCTGAAATTATATAGTTTGTGTGGATCAAGTTTGTCTCTCATTTCTTCATACATGGTCTGAAATTCTGTCTGTGTGATCGCACCTGTCCCCCGGATGAACATCAACATTCCGGCAAGCTGCTCCCTGCTTCTTTCCAAAAGTTCTGCTTTTGTTTCATCGTCTTCTCTAGATTTTCTTAATTCATCCGTCGTCACGGAAAACCAGCGTTCATATTCGCTTATTAAAAAGCTTTTTACTTTCTCTTTTTCCATACTCCCTACCTCGTGCAGAAATAATGGTCTCCTACTTTCTTCCACCTTGTTCCATACTTTCCGTAATCTCCGGCGGTAAAATAAAATAACTCTGTGTAGCTTCTCTCCTTTAATTCCTGCTGTACTGCCATTATTGTCTCTTCTGACGGTTCAATCACATTGTCCATCGCGCCATTCGTGAAAGATGAAAACTGGTTGTACTGTGCGATCACATCCTCTATCGTGTTTGGCCAGTCTTTATCGTCCACCCGGTTTAAAATGACATCCACGACCATTTTCTTTCCTTCCAGACTCTGATTCCCGGCTTCCGCCTCTACGCATACTGCAAGCAGTTCCAGACTGTCGTAATAAATCTCTTCTTTTGCCTCGTCAGAGCATTTGTTCTTTTCTTCCTGCATCTGTGCTACAGTTTCCCGCACTCCCGGTGCTTGTGCTTCAATATGTACTGACTGTGTGAGCAATACTGCTCCTGCTACTGCTGCCACTAACTTTTTCATATGATTCTCCTTACTGTGGGTTGGCAATTCTCCATTTATCAAATTCTTCTGTATCGAAAATGATCGGGCTGTTCGTTTTTGTTGCGTCAATCTTTCTCGCAAACTTCTGACCTCTTGTGCGATACGCTTTAAACAGGTATTCCCTTGGGAATCCCATCTTCTGAAGTTCTGACAGCCTCATAACTGGTTTTTTATAAGTCATATCTCCGCTCCTTTCAAACCGTGACAATCTGTCACAGTTTCATTAATGCTGCATCTGCAATTCTCTCTTTTCTTCTCTGTCTCTCCGCTGGCACACTGCCGCCATTCCTTCACCGTATCCGAGGAGACGGTTTTTTTCGTTTTCTGAAAGTTTTGGAATGACATCTGCTAATGTTTTTAAAATCTGCTGTTCTCTTTCTGACATAAACTATTCCTCCCTATATATTGTCTGTGTTGTTTTTCCGCACCGCCTGTCCTATAATTTTTTCAGGTGTTCCAGCACCTAAATTTAATAAAGGAGGTGTGCTTATGTGTCTATTCCGTTATGATTATGACTATCAAAACGTTCCTGCTGATCAATGGGATAAGTGCTATTCCATTTTGGAATCTATTTCTGATTCTGGTGTCTATTACAGCATGAATCCGCCCAGAACAGGATATATCCTCGTTGATAAGCGCGTTGATATATCCACTATTAAGTTTCCTGATGGTCTTTGTTTAAACAAGGTTGAGTGAGATCATAAAATTTAATATCCACCATATTGCTTTCGTCCGCGTCGTAGTCTACTACGATGCGGAACTTTTTCTTATCTCTTGTCCGTTCGAAGCATTGACTTGAGATTGCCATGATTATTCCGAGTGCGCTGTCTAATTTAGGGGCTTTAATACTCGCCATTGTGTGTTCGTAATCAATTTTTCTCATTCTCTCTCCTTTCTTGTGTGCTTGGTTTGTTTGTTTCTGTGTGTTACAATTCCCTTACAGGACGTTTTAATGTCTGAGTATAAACACGAAAGAAGGTATTTTATGCCATCTCCCTTTTCACTTTTGCTTGAAACTCATGGACAAACCTATGACGTAGAACGTGATTCCGTAATTATCGGTTCCTACGATGGAATCTCGAATCACGAAAAATCTACTCACAAACCTTATATTGGTTTTGAACCCAAAACTGACATACAACGTGGCGACTGGGTTATTAATTCCGAAAATGAGCGTTTCTATATCAAAGACACTATTACGGATTATTTTATGAAAGAGCCTAGTCAACTGAAGGCTTTCTATTTAACCGAAAACGAATATTTGCATTCTACCCCGTCTGGCAGCAATATATTTCATATTGAAAATGCATATGGTTCAGTTATTGGAACTCAATCTCATGTTGTTCTGAATTACAACGACACTATTCAAAATGCCAAACAGCAAATATCTGCCTCCTCTTCTTCTGACAAAGAAGATTTACAGAAAATTGTCTCTCTTTTGGAAATGATCGTTAATAATCAGGTTCCACCTCAAAAAGGTTTGTTTTCAAAATTTTCCGCCGTCATGGAACGTAATTCATGGATAACTAGCACTGTTTCTTCGGTGATTCTAAACTGGCTGATAACTCAAACGTAGGAGCATTTTCTTTAATCGTTACTGAAAGCTCTGTAGAACCATCTGCGGAGCTTTTAATATTGTAGTCAGCTACTTCTATTTGAGTTTCTCCGATCTGCATTAAACTCCGATTGTCAACTCTAACTATTTTGACGTCCAACTTCCCTCTCCTTTCTTGTGTGCTTGGTTTGTTGTTTATGCGACTATTATATGTCGCGTACACAATCTTGTCAACACATTTTTTGTTGTCTGCGTAACTTTTTGTTGTTCTTGAGACTTTTTCTATTGACTTTTTTATAAACTGCTTTTATAGTGGAAAACAGAGAGAGGAGATGATTTGATGAGTGAACGCTTGAAAAAACTGCGGAAAGCGTTAGATCTTACTCAGCAAGAGTTTGCCGATAGGCTTGGTATTAAGCGTAATACTGTTGCTCAATATGAAATCGGACGAAATGAACCTATTGATGCCGTTATTATTTCTATATGTAGAGAATTTGACGTAAATGAAGAGTGGCTCCGTACCGGGAAAGGCGATATGTTCCTGCCTCTCGACCGGAACGCAGATATTGCCAGGCTGACCAAGCTTCTTTTAAATGAGGAAAGCGATTCTTTTAAAAACCGTTTTATCTCTATGCTGGCAAATTTAAGTGTTGAAGAATGGGAGTTTTTGGAGCGTAAAGCGATGGAACTTGCAGAAAAGAAGTGATTATTGAAGAAAGGACTAGGTTTTAATGGGTGATCGTTTAAAGCAATTACGGAAGGGTCTTAATTTAACACAACAGGAATTTGCTGATCGAATTGGTATTTCCCGCGGAAACATTGGAGCATACGAAGTTGGCAAAAATGCTCTTAGTGATGCGGTTGTTTCCCTTATATGCAAAGAATTTAGTGTGAATGAAGAGTGGCTCCGTACTGGAGAAGGTGATATGTTCCTGCCGGTTGAACAGGACACTGATATTGAAAAATTAGCCCGACTGCTCGCTCGTGAAGAAAATAGCTCGTTCAAAAAGCAGTTTGTATCTATGTTTGTTTCCGAGCTTGAAAGCTTGAGTGATGAACAATGGGAAGATTTCGAACGCTTTGTAAAACGGCTTGCAGAAACAAAGCAGGACTAAGCTTTCACTTAGTCCTGTCCTTCCAGAAGAGTTTTTAAAAGGCGGTGGATGTAATCAAGGTATCTTTTGTCGTTCATCCTCTCCACCATTTTAATAATTTCTTCTTTTGTATGATCCATGAGACCGCCCCCTTTTCTTTATCTTATCGTTTCGACGGTTTTATGCAATAGTATCCGGTCACATTTCCATAATTCGGGAAATCGGTACGAAACTGATGATTTTATCATCGAAAAATGATACGATTTATTTGTATTCGCTGTCAAAAAGGTCCGTGATCCTTACATCCAGTGCCTTTGCGATTGCTTCCAGTTGATACAGGGTTGGAGAGGTTTTTCCGTTCTCAATATTATTGAGGGCGGTCTTGCTTATCCCGGACAGCCCTTCTAATTGTTTTAATGTGATCCCTTTTGCTGTCCGGGCTTCCCATGTCTTAACTGTCATGCTGCCTCCACGCTATATTTTACTTAACGTGGTTATGTTTTGTCATTCGGTATTTTATTCCAATCAAATGTTCTTGGAGGTATTTTTATGAAGAATTCATACGATCTTACATATGGTAGATGCCATATTCTTAGTGAATGGCCTGACTGGGACTATTCTATTCACTGCGATCAGAAACAGGTTGACCGTCAGGAACGGTCTGAAAATTATCCGTTTAAATTTCAAATTGATAAATTCCATAAAATCGGTGTATTTTCCAGTACCAGTGAGCTCCCTTTTTATGTCACCACTTTATCAAACTGTACATGTGCTGATTTTGAATCCAGACATCTTCCTTGCAAGCATATGTATCGGCTTGCTTCCGAACTTGGACTGATTAAGATTATTGCACGTCCGTCATATGATAAAGAAAAAATAGACCACATTAAAAAATCTTCTGATATTGATAAGCAGCCCGATCAGATATCAAGACAAAAGAGTGCGCTGGAAGGTAAATGTACTCCTGTCGAGGTTGATTTTGAAAATCAGACTGCTGTTTTTAAAGGCTCCGGGAAGTCTCCTTATACAACCACCCTTACCAGTTGTACCTGCCGTGACTGGTTTGTGCGTCGGCTTCCGTGTAAACACATATATCGTCTCCGCAAGGAACTTGAAATTCACAATGGTCTTGCCTCTCCTGATTCTATTGTTGAGGATCATGCTATTGTAAATCGCAGACCTCTCAAAGAGATCATGGCTTTAGTATTTTCTTTCTCACAGGAGCATCAACTTATTTTTAGAGATTTTTGCCACGCTTATTCAACTAAAAAAGTTTTTAGTGGATATCCTCTCGATGACAATGTCGCACAGCTTTTTCTTGATAAAAAATTAGTTACTCCTTGTACTGACAGAAGTACTTTGATTAATAACTGTACGGTTGTTGATATGCGTAAGGCTCTGAAATCGGTTGCTGATCAAGCAGTACCTAATGTGCGTGCCGATTTGGTATCATTACTTTTAGGTGATTATGTTGACATTGATCTTCCTTTACCAGATTCTCGTGCTTATTATACATTGCCAGAAGATGTCGCCCACTACGCTCTTAAAATTTATCGTAAAATCGATGATGCAAACATTGAGCCTGAACCAGAATCTGACGATCCTTACGGTCTTTTATCTTAGTTGTACCGGTGCAACATCTGTATCGTAATATTTCAAATGGTGACAAATTGTCACCAACTGAAAATGCCCCCGGCACTGCAAATACCGGAGGCACAAGCTCTCGAATGATACGATAGCCCTAGCAAGCATATTGTATCATTCTAAGGCAGCTACCGCAAGCGTTTATCTGCGCTGGCTGTTATTTTTATACCCATTTTTAAGGAGGATGCAATATGGCAAAAGCAAAATACAAACAAGGAAAAGACGGTCTGTACCGTACCAAAGCATGGGATGGTACATTTAACCCGGACGGTACCAAACACCGGATCAATCTCTATTCCAGTAAATCCAGCCGTGATCTGGAAAATAAGGTAAATGCTCTGAAGGAGGAAATCCGCACCGGGCAAAGCCGGCTTCCAAATGAATATCTGTTTCAGGATTATGCAAGGCACTGGCTGCAGACTAAGAAGAGTGTGCGTGAGAAGAATACACAGACGATGTATGATAATATCGTTGAGGTTCACTTTTCCTTTCTTGCGGATGTGAAGCTCTGTGATATCCGCCACAGTCATTTTGAACAGGCAATCGCAAACGCTGTTGATAAGCCTCGTACCTGCCAGCTTATTTATATCACTTTCCGGCAGATTATGCGTATGGCTGTTTCTGATCACTTCATTACCAAAGATGATTTCGAGCAGATCTGTGATGATATTGCACTTCCAAAGTATAAACGACAGGAAAAACGACCGCTCTCTGATGTTGAAAAATCCGCTTTAAAGGATTGTTTCTCTTCCGGTGTGTTTACGAACCGTGAACGTGCTTTCCTTACTCTCATTTATTACTGTGGGCTTCGCAAAGGGGAGGCTCTTGCGCTTGCCCGGTTTGATTTTCATTTTGATAAGTCCGGCGATACTGTTTCTATCAATAAAGTTCTGATCTTTGATAAAAATGATCCTGAAATCAAAGACTATCCGAAAACTGATAATGGTGTCAGAACCATTCCTCTGCCCCATACAGCCGGTATTTTTATGAGAGAGTACATTTCTACCCTTGATGGTACAAATCTGTTTTATTGCCGTACCTGCTCTCATATCACAAAATCTTCCTACGATAAGATGTGGACTTCCATTATCCGTAAGATGAATACTGCTGCCGGAGGCACGAAAGCATTCCCTCTGGTAGATGATCTGACCGCTCATATCTTCCGGCACAATTACTGCACACAGCTTTGCTATAAAGTGCCAGAGATCAGTATTAAGAAAATTGCACAGCTCATGGGAGATACGATTGCTGTTGTGCTGAATGTTTACAATCACATTGTTGAGGAAAAAGAGAACGTTGCAGACGCTGTCTCGGATGCACTGGCTATGTAATAATTTTTTATGGATTTTTCTTAGACATTTTTTAGACATCTCTGTTTTTAAATGCTGTTTTAGACATTATTTAGACATTTAGAACCTATTACTTGTGATTACTTTTTATCACATAAAAAATAGCGGCAAGCCTTTATTTTACTGGCTTAACCGCTATTTTTAAGTCATGAGACATCGGGGATTCGAACCCCGGACAACTTGATTAAAAGTCAAGTGCTCTACCAACTGAGCTAATATCCCATAATATCTTATTTTCTTTTCAATGCCCAGTTCCGGAATCGAACCAGAGACACAAGGATTTTCAGTCCTTTGCTCTACCAACTGAGCTAACTGGGCATAATGCCTAAGCATTGAGTTGCGGGAATAGGATTTGAACCTATGACCTTCGGGTTATGAGCCCGACGAGCTTCCAGACTGCTCCATCCCGCGATAAGTGTTATCTTCTAAAAAGAAGAATGGGCAGAGGTGGATTCGAACCACCGAAGCAAGTTGCAGCAGATTTACAGTCTGTCCCCTTTGGCCACTCGGGAATCTGCCCATTTATCACAAAACAATATAAAATTGATCTGCTTCACTCTTCAATTACTTGAATCGTGAAAGCCGATGATCGGACTCGAACCGATAACCTGCTGATTACAAATCAGCTGCTCTGCCAATTGAGCCACATCGGCATATATCATCAGCTGATTTGTAATCAGCTGCTCTGCCTACAATTGACTCGTTTCTCGTCAATTGTCGAGAAATGAGTCACATCGGCATAAGAAATGGAAGTTACAGGGCTCGAACCTGTGACCCTCTGCTTGTAAGGCAGATGCTCTCCCAGCTGAGCTAAACTTCCATTAAGCGACCCAAGCGGGACTCGAACCCGCGACCTCCGCCGTGACAGGGCGGCGCTCTAACCAACTGAGCCATTAGGCCATTAAAGGTATTATACCTTAGAATGCAACATTTGTACATTCAAAACTTCATACAGATTCCGAGTTTCT